CTCTCTTTCAGGTGCTTTATTCTTAGAAGAACCCTATAAGAATTGGCATGTTTACGTTAAGACTTATAATGAATTAGGAACATCGCCAAGCGGTTACGGACTTCTTTACAAAGTAGCTCTTTATGAAATCTTTTTAAGGAATATATTAGGCTTTAACGGTGATTTTGTGGAGCTTTATTCACAACCTTACAGAGTAGGAAAAACCACAAAGACAGACGAAAACGAAAGGGCAGAACTTGCATCCGCTATTCAGCAAATGGGGTCGGCAGGTTGGGCTTTAATTGACCCCGAAGATGAAATTGCATTTTTAGAAACTGCTCTCGGTGGTACAGGATGGCAAGGTTATGATAACTTTGAATTACGACTTGAAAAAAAGATAAGTAAGATTATTTTAGGTCATGCAGACGCTATTGATTCAACACCGGGCAAACTCGGATCGTCAAACGCAAAAAGCCCCGCAGAAATAGCAATGAATGACAAAGCCACAAAAGACGGTTCGTTTATTCAATCAGTAGTAAATAACGGTCTTTTACAAAATATGCGTGCTTTGGGTTTTGCTATTCCTGACGATGTACGGGCGGTAATGAAAAACGACAAAGAGATTGAAGAAATCAACGACAAAGTTATCATGCAAGCCGTAGAAATAAAAAAAGCTGGTCTTCAATACGACCCCGCAGAATTTACAAAGAAAACAGGTATTAAAGTAACAGTTGAGCAAACAAAGCCAACACCATCGTTAACTCCAACAGTCAAAAATAAACTTGAAAAAATTTATGGAACAAAATGTGAGTGCGGAAATCACTAAAGAACAAACATACGCAGAGATTCAAAAAAAGCTATTAAGTAACCCCGAAGAAATGGAGTTAAAACGATTAGCATTTGAAAAAGCTTTTGGTAAGGATAGTAATACCCGAACACGCAAGCAATGGGCTAATTTAGTTCGTGTTTACGGGATTGAAACGGTTATGTTGCATGAAGGATTAAGCGAGGAAGAAATAAGGCTAAAATGTACTGAAACATTCAGTCAACGATTAGCGAGAATAAACAGAATAAGGCAAACACTTAAATAAAAATGCGGTTGTCGTAATCAAAATTACATTAAATTCTTGAAAAAGAAGCCGCATTATTGAAAATGAGCAATAAATTTGAGTATTCAGACGAACAATTAAAATCACTTCTTGCAGGTATATTTTCCGGTGAGATTACTCAATATGATTTGCCCGAAGATTTATACAACGCTATCAGTTCACAATTAAAAAGCGGATTGTATAAAGGTTTTGGAGGTGGGTTGTCAGATTTTAGCGGAAAGGATTTGGAGTTGTTGAATGAGTTGAGAGAAAATATTTATATGTTTTCAGCGGCAAAAACATTTACTGAGGTATCACAAATGCGTGATTTACTTTTTAATGAAAACGGAGATTTAAGAACTTCAAGAGAATTTACAAAAGAAGCAGCGGCAACTTTTGAAAACTTTAATGAAAATTACGGTAAGACTGAATATAACACGGCAGTTGCATCTGCTCAATCGGCTTCAAAATGGAACGAAATCCAAAGGAATAAAGACTTACTACCTTTATTAGTTTATCAGACCATTGGAGAGGGGTTAGGTTGTGATATTTGCGCACCGTTGGACGGATTAACCGCACCAGTTGATGACCCAATATGGGATGGTATAATGTGTCCAAATCACTTTAATTGTGAATGTATCGTTATTCAAGATGACAAAGAAAATGCAACGGAAACACTTGAAATCGAAAGAAACGACATTGTAGAGAATGCAGAAAACAAAATGTCGGACGTTTTTATTATGAATCCGGGAAAGGACGGTTATATTTTTAAAGAAGACCATCCATATTTTGACGTAGCACCAAAAGACAGAGATTTTGCAAAAACAAATTTTGGTTTAAAAATTCCTACATTAAAAGAAGAATTATCAGAAGAATAATTGTATATTTGTAAAACATTTAAACCAGAAAAAATGAGTTTATTTAAACATAAATTAAAAGAATATACGGTTATTCATATTGACACACGAATTGAAAACATGAATAAAACGATTCAAACCCATCAATTACAAGGATATGAATTGTGTAGCGATATTGAAAGACAAAAAGAACACAGAAACGATTTTGTTTCGTTTTTTATGAAAAAATTATTATGACACCACTAAAAGTTAAACAAAAGCTATTTGAAGCGAGGGACGTAATACACGACTTGCATTTAGATTCTGTAACATACGCACAGCACACCGCATTGAATGGATTTTATAACGGGTGGACTGACTTGTTAGATTCATTTTTAGAAACGTATTACGGAAAGTATGGGCGTATCAAAGGAACTATCACAATTGATTCAAGTACTGACTTAAAAGCGGATGAATATCTTAAACAATTAATGCTATTCGTTTGTGAGGACTTTTATTTGATAATTGACGAGACAGTTGATTCAGACCTCGACAACATCATAGCGGACATGAAACAGTTGATTAATCACACACTTTATTTGTTGACTTTGAAATGAACAAACTGAACTTTGACAAAATAACGGCACAAATTCCACAAGTAGAACGTGAACTACTCGTTTCATTGGGAAATCAGGCTCAAAACTATTTTGTCAGTTCATGGAGAAAGCAAGGCTTTGGAGATGATAAGTGGAAAGAAGTACAAAGACGTGAACAAGGAACAAAAGCCTACAAATACCCAAAAACAAAAGGACTGCAAAGGCGGACAAGTCCCATTTTAGTAGGTGCAGGCTATAAGACAAGGGGCGGAACTTTAAGACGTGCAGTTTCAAATATGATGCGGACTGCCGAAATAGGAAAAGGCCGTCTAAGAATGGTTGTTGATGTGCCGTATGCAGGTTATTTGAATGAGGGAACGGATAAAATGGTCAAAAGGCAATTCGTGGGGCAGAACCGAGAATTGACAGAAATGCAGGAAAAGAAAATAAAACAGATTTACGATAAAATGTTTAAATCATGAGTGGATTAAAAGCCCCGATATTAGACGTACTAAATAGACTAAAAGCTATTCAAGTTAGAACAGCAGAAGGATATAATCAACCCTTATTTGTTCGTATTTGGAATAATCAGATAGCACGTCAAGACGATGGCAGTGGTTATGTTTTTCCACGTCCATCGGCATTCGTTGAGATTATAAACGATGTGGCTTTTGACATTGTCGGATTAGGTGTTCGCAGTGCTGATTTGGGCTTTCGCATTCATATCTTACATGATTATTACAACGGTGAAGAAATGGAGCAGGATTTAATGATTTACGACCTTAGAGACAGACTTCTATCAACAAATGAGGGCTTAAGTCAATTTGTTCCTACTGCGTGCGGAGCTCTTAACTGTGTGAGAGAAACGGCAGAATACGACCACGACAATACCTATCATTACATACTTGATTTTGTTTGTAATTTCATTGATTCGAAGGGCAGTAAATTTGACGAGGAACAAGGAAACTACATAAATGAAATAACTGAAAATTTAGATTTAATTACAGAAGCACAATACATAATACCACAATAATATGGCACGTACAATATCAGACATTTACAGTTCGACGGTTTCAACTCTTGTCAGTAATTTTGCAAGCGTGGGAATAACAATCGACCCCTTAACATGGTCAACACGAAATATAATGCGTTTAATGTGTTATTCTTTTTCGGTATTAACAGCTTATTTAGAGCAATTAATGGACGTGTTAAAATCGGATATAGAAACAATAGCAGCCGCAACTCCGGCAGCTTCGGGGTTTTGGATTCAAAAAAAAATGTTAGAGTTTCAGTATTCTGCAACGGTAGCGCAAAACTTACAATTAATTAATGGAGTTATTCAATATCCAACAATAGACACTACATTGAGAATAATTACAGCGTGTGCAGTTCCAAAGCTAACAATGCCGAATGAAGTTTTGATTAAGGTAGCAAAGACGGGAACATTGGGACTTGCACCGCTTACAAATACAGAATTAGCAGCGGCACAAAGCTATATTGAAACAATAGGTGATGCGGGTATTCAGTACGAGGTAATGACACAATATCCTGATAGAATTTTTATCAATGCAGATATTTATTATACCGGGCAAAATTCAGTTGTTTCAGCAAATGTTATCACTGCAATACTTTCTTTATTTCAAAACATAGCACTAACCAATTTTGACGGTGCGATACGTGTTTCGGATATTGAAAGCACAATAAAAGCAGTTTCGGGAGTTAACGATGTGGTATTCCACGAAATAAAAGCGTATGGTTATCCAAATGATTATTCAACGGGCGTTTATCTTATCAAAAGCGACACAATGATATTAAGGCAATGGAAAACAATAGCCGGATATTGTGACCAAGATATAGAAATGGGTTACACATTAGCTGATAGCTTAAACTTTATAGCAGAATGAAATTTGACTTTAATATAGATAACAATTCTATTCAGCAGTTACCGCCCGATAAGCGACAGCCCAAACTGATAGCTTTTATTCAGTCTTTAATGTCAGGAATAAAAGGCACACAATTATTGTACTTTGAAAATTGGTATAATTCAGATTTAAAAGAACGGATTTACTTCGGTTCGCCAAAATTAAACCTCGAATATGCTTTAAATAAATTTTTAAACACTACATTTGTACAACCGACTGGAACATCGCAGGTTTATATCACTAAATTAAGCCGTGAGTCTTACGGATTAATTGTAGGGTTGGATGAAGCACATAGCTCAGCAATAGCAGCCGATTCAGGGCAACCAATCGGATATGATTATACATTTTGGTATCCGATAAACTTTCAAATAAATATAACGGTAGCAGTAAGTAACACAGACGAAGAAATACGAAACTTTGTAAACAAATACATTCCACAATCAATAACGTTTCAAATAGAACATATATGAAAAAATTAGATTTATCAAGCGTAACAAATGCGGCACAAATGCCAGTAAAAAAAGGAACATTACAATTCCTACAAGATTCATACACAGAGATATTAAATGCTTTGGCTAACAATTTGGTTGGTTCTGCAAATGTTGGAAGTTCTGTTTATGTGATTTATGGTTGTGTACTTGATGAGATATTACTAACAATAACTCAGGGAGCTGTTTATTACAACGGTGAAATATATCTCGTTTCAGACGGTTCAATACCGGCATTAACGGGTTCAAATGTTTATGTTTGGACGCTTTTAAATACACAATATACTACAAATGCCGACCCCGTTACATTTACAGATACATCGGTTCACAATATCCACAACATAAGAACATTTGTTGTTTCTCAGGGTGCTTCGGGTGGTTCGGGAGTAACGGGATACATTGACGATGTTGCAAATCAAATTGCACTGCCAAGTATTTCAGCGTTACAAACAGCATTAAGCACTTTTGTAACGCTTTCAACCAATCAAACAATTTCGGGAACAAAAACATTTTCCACTTCGCCGATTGTTCCAAATCCGAGCGCAAACCAAAACCCCACAACCAAACAATATGTTGATAATCTTTATAGCAACTTTGTACTTGCAAGTGGTCGGGCAGAACCGGGAACAATTGGAACAGGTGGGGTTATGGTTACAATAACATTCCCTACTCCATTACCTACAAGTTCGTATAAAGTATTGGGAACAATTATATCGAGAGGAACACCCAACAATGATACAATTGTTTTATGGTCATTAGTTGATTCAACAAGAACAAATACAAGTTGTCAGATTCAATTTAGAGCCTATACTCCATTTTCGGGAGCAATTTCATTTGAATATGTAATTTTATCAGCATGAGAAAGAACGTACCGATATTAGATTTAAATAATTACCAAAGTCAGGGCAATATAGCCATTGACATGGTAGCAGAAGCGATAATCCACGACCGCAAACAAGGTCTTAATCCGACTATCA